ATGGGACTATATGTATACGTGTGTATTATATGTATTTATTTATTTATTTATTATTGTTTATTTGTTTATTATTTAAGAATATATTGTATTTAAATTCGAAAAGTAGATATTAGGATTAAGGGCCAATGGAGGTAGGGTACCTGGTGTTATTGAATATGGAGTGACTTTACGTAGTACTGAAGAAATTGACGCATTTGGTTGTTGTATTAAAGGCGCTATAACTTGAAATCCTAGACGAGTCTCATCCGTATAAGAGTAGTATAAAACAAATTGTACTACATCCGCAGGAGTTCCCAAAAATTGGAAATAAAGAGTTCCTAAGTCGCCAGTTGTCATAAGCAACGTAGTGGAACTAAGAGTATTCATTTTATCTCCTCCTCCTACAAATTTAAAGATAGTGGTATTAGGGATTGAAAATTCCACTTCTCCTAAGGGAGAGTCCGCAGAACCTGAGATAGACCAGGTATTAACAAACTCAACCTGAGGAACAGGATATAATCCCGGTCTAGCTATACCACTAGGAAAATCGGACCAAAAACCAGGCGTAGCAGAAGTAGGACCGTCAACAGATGACTTACGATAGTATGTATTTAATAATCTGGAGGCGGAATCTGTATTACAATTTGGGGGTACAAAAGATACTGCAGCGGCAGCAGTTTCTCTAACTTTTAGCTTAAACTTTAAACCCGGATTCTTCCCATAAAACATAGCAGGGAGTAGACCAACTGACCCTCTATAAAAAGAGTCAGTAGTCTCACAAATCAGGGATGAAAGAGGAAGGGCATAATTAGCTGTTCCATCTGCCGCAATAGTAACACTACCTGAAAAACCAAATTGATTTCTTCTTATCAAAGGCCTAATATCCACTAAAGGAGTTAATCTAGATGAATATATGTCTTTTTCTACGTCATTAGAGGATCTGAGTACACTCTGTTTAGAGGGTGCATTCATAACCTCTGCCGACTCTCCTTCCATTTCTCTGGTTTCTCCTTCTAAAGCGGCGGGTACGGTTGGTATCACCCTACCAACTTCTGTTGAATAGCCATAAAACTGGAAGTCCTCTCCACAAGACATATAAACATTAAATTCTACTGAAGATATGGCTGAATCAGCCACTACTAAAGGTTGAGCTAAATATATATAATACATACCCATCATTGTGGCTGCCGAGTTAACATCCCTAGTATTGTAGAGTAATCTATTCCTACTATGGAACGGTATATCGACGGTCAAAGTTTGGTTGCCAGCTGAAAATTCTAGCAGGTCGGAGGGAGCATTCACTATATCAGTCATACTGGGGTATCCCGTAAGACAGGCACTAGGAGGAGCGTAGTATTTGATAACTTTGAGTTTGGTATTCTGCTTATTATTCATAACTGACTGTATATGAATCTTAAGACTTCCTTTCCAAGCCCTAGTCATCAAATGCAAAAGCTCTATATTGTTAGAAATACAAGTGCCTACCTGCGTTCCACCCTGATATGGACTTATGGGCCTACAGAAAAGAAGGGCCCCTGTATTGGAGGTTGTAAGGACATTAAAGGTGCCTAAATATTGTGGTTTAGAAATTATTCTTTTAATCATCATTTCATCAGTTGTGGTATTAAAAATTGGTTCATCTGTTATTCTATCTATAGTAGAATAGGGATCCAACTTTTCATACCTAACTTGTGAATCAACGGTATTATTATAATTTCTAGTAGACATCATCTCTTTATCTCGAAGGGTTGCATCGTTAGGATTATGCAAACCCGTTATCGATCTAAAGGTGCCTCTCATAATATCTATTACATCTCCTGAGGCCTTTTTCACTGAATTGAAAACAACATCAGTTACTTTAGTGCCTGCTTTAGCGAACAACGACTCTCCGACCATTGTAGGTGGTGTAACAGAAAAAGTTACAGAACGTGGTGATGGTACATATAAGTCTAATTCTTTGAAAAATGCTTCTATTACTACAGACAGAGTTGTTGATGCTCCGTCACCCGGTAGTAATGGATTTAAAACTGTTATAACTAATGTTGCAAAGTTACTATTGGGGTAGCAAAAATCTGTTGTTACTGAGGAAGGCGAACCTGTTCCAGAAACGTCAAGGGCAGCGTAATCAGTATTACAATACCATGGCACTTCTAAACAAGTACTTGAGGCTTCGTTAGCTGAAAGAAACGCATGAGGTCCGGATAGCATGGTATTAATAAAAGTTCCATTACGCACTGGATACCGAGCGTCGGCAGTCGATGGTGGCAATATACCAACCAGCAACATGCCTTGATGAGATATAGTGCCTGTTAGCGAAATATTAAGACACAGTTTCTGTTTATAAAATGCAGCGGACTGCATTAAACGAACTAAAGCTGGATTACTTAATATCACGTCAGCAGGCATACGGAAAAAGTTAGCTGGAGTCAAACTAGAAAATCTAGTAGAAGACGTAGTCCACGGAATCGTTGTACAATAAAATGGTCTATTTATCCATGGTTTTACATCAATATGCATACATTGATCCAAACTTCCTTCATCCAAGATCGGATAAATGGTTGGTACCTCATCAATACTCCTTGTCTGAATTGTAGAAGAAGCTCCATAAACCTGAGGGGTTATTTCGCTTTCTCCTCCACTACTCATTCTAACTTCAACCTCAGATGAGTCTTCCGTTTGATTAAAATGTTGTGTTAAATTATTATTATTATTATTATTATTATTATTATTATTATTATTATTTGATGTGGTAATTTTTACTAGCTGACTTTATTACCATAAGCCAAGCAGGTGAAATTTTTAAAATATGTAAAACTACGCAAGAAAATAAAATCAAAACTTAAAAAAAATCTCTTTTTGAACGAATTATTTACACACTAAACTAATTATTATAAATATCAAAGTTTTTTCCATTATCCTGTAGATATTGATTGTAAGCTTCTTCTGGTTCATTCTCAAAAATATATTTCAAATACTCTCTGGAAAGTCTTTTAAAGGAAATACCTCTATTTCGACACTCCTTTTCTATATTATCAACATATTTCTCACCATCTTCATGCAAATACATCTCCCTTTGAAAGGAAGACAATTTACCAAACATGACTTCTTCCATATCTTTCTTACTATCTAACCACATTACGCTGTTCTCAAGGGTCTCCTTTGACAAAGGCCCCATCACACGACGTAACTCAGGATGATATCTAAAACTTCTTTTTAAAAACGAAAGTTCTGAAACGCTTTTGGATTTCTGAGTAATCTCTCCTTTAGCTCCATCGGTGAAATCCATCCCGATAGAGTTAAAAAACTCCTTCACAGTAAGTGCATTAAACAACTCTGTTAGAGTTCCTTTAGCACCACACAGCTTATCATCACCACACACTTCATCCATAATCTCATGAAACCACGAGACTGAGGATTTCATATGTCGTAATGTAGCTTGTCTTTTCAGAGTACACGCTGAATAACATCTGTTATAATAACTGTTAAACAAGCCTGTAACCCAACTGCCGGAGGGCATAGAATGACTAGTTTGAAATAACTTATTCCTCACTAGCACCCACGACCTCACGACCTGTTCAAGTATAAATTCCAAGACTTCGGGATAGTTGCCTCGGTATCTTTCCTTGACCAGCCGGTTAACTAAATCCTGTATTTGCGCTGCTTGCTTTCCATCAAAGGAACCTATATCACCGTCAAAGACTTCATCACATGATGTTATTTTATCATAAAGTCTCTGCCATTCGGTATACGGGTTCACCCCTATGGCGATTTGATTAAAGTTCCGATTACGAACAGTTTTCCTAAACAAATCGCCGAGTAAACGCTTAGTCCATAATATTATGGGTAGGCGACATACTCGGAAAGACCTTGGTTTATCCACTTTGGCTTCGCGTCGTAATTCATCTTTCAATGTTTCATAATACAAAACATCTTCTATACGAACTTTGCCCTCTATGATATCCTTTCTGAATTGCTCCATTATTTCTATCATATTGGGTCTGATTTCTCCTTTCTCGAAGTCTATGTAGTATTCTTTTTCCTTTTCAAGACCAAAACCATTGACCGATTCTTTATTGAGTCCGGCCATAAACTCACTGCCCTTGACTATTTCAAAGTCAGAGACATCTTCAAACAAGGGGATAATTGTCCTGAGACAATCTTCCGCATAACTCAGCTCTTCACTGGGTATAACGGGTATCTTCTTAAATGACTTTTTCGCCATCTTTTCTACTGTCTTAGGACCAAAAGCACTCAAATTAGCCGGGTGTTTAGTTGGTATAACCATGCCATGTAAAGGGCTTGGCCTAAGACTTGTTTTTCCAGGTACATGATGATATAGTTCATTATCGACTTGCAGGCCGCTAAATTCAATATCATCAACGGGTTGTATTTCCTTTTCATGAATGTGCCTATCCTTTCCCAAAATATTACTAATATCTTCTATAATACTTTTTGAGAAAACGATAGCTGTTCCGATAGTTCCATCACCAGCAACATGCATGCCGATGATTCCGATGTTAGGGTCAACTAGCAACGTTCCGCACAATCCGGGTCCAGTTAAAGAGTAATCTATGTGGGTATTACCTCCCATTTCAAATACTCCTTTAGCCGTTTTATACTGTATATGGTCCTGCTCAGTCGTTAGATTTCTATCCAACAACCCAAGAGCCGAACTACACACAGCATAAGGCTGTCTCGATACGAGTTTCCTTTCGTGAACTTTAAAGAATTGTTTACAACTCTTAAAAGGTGTCACGGATGCAAGAGGCGTTTGCAAAATGATAATATCTGCATTTATATTATCATAAACAACGTTAACGGGTATATTATTAAGCATTGGACTTCTGTTTTTAAATGAGGTCCAATCTCTATACACATTAACTATGTTTGCTCCTTTAAAATAAGTATGTCCGACTATGATGATATTATGGCCAGACATAAGACACTGACAGTAACGCGCACCGTCTATATCACCTACTTTTAATGGAATTTCGATTACCGCCATTCTAGATTGAATGGCGGTAACCATTGTCGGGACATTATCCAAAGATTGACCAATCTTGCAATTGGTTAACTTTTGGAATGAAGATCTCCATTCATTAACAATCTCTTCTTCTACACACGGATTGTTAACGGATATGAGATTTTCCATTTGACCAAACAAGCCAAAGAGTGTTTCACTCTCTTCAGCGGGTGGAAAAATTCCTTTAAAGCTTTCGCATAAGGAATCTTTTGCTGTAAAAACAAACTGATAAATAAGTGTAAAAATTATATATGAAACTAAAACATTTATGGCAAAAAGCAAACACGCATACATATGAGGATTATTTCTAAAAAAATCTGTACCATGATTGGCGAAAGCTTCTACTTTCTCTTTCAAAACAAACTCTCCTAAACGAACTAAATTATATTGTATTATATATGTTAAAAACGCTATTGAAAAACTAAAAACAAACTTAACAAAAGACTTCGGTATCTGACTATATATCAGATACTCTGGTTGTAATAAAATTGACTTATTTACAGGAGTAGAGGAACTAGAGGAATTTATTGTTGAATAAAACCTCTCTGTAGATGGTACAGGTTGAGTATTAGTATCTAAATCTGTACCATTTACAAAATCTAAAGCATATCTATTTACAAGAGCTTTATCCTCAACGTTCATTATACTAGAAGTATAATTAGCGTCGAAGAAATTTCTCAAAGCAACAACTATAGCTTTCATCCACCCAACAGTACGATGCACATTACTGGCATCACACTTAGTCGGATAGGTCAAACTACACGGGAAGGTCGATTCAATTTTATTGGTGGCAACATTATATCTTTTAAACACAATGTCACCCTCCAATTGGCCATTCACATTCTTAACTTGATTAAAGTCAAAAACGTAACACCGTCTCCAAAGAGCTTTAATATCTGAAATACAATCGCTCTTGGTAACTCCACTGATGGTTAAAAAATTATTTGTTGTACAAAATATATAATCGCTATTAAAATATTTAGTATCTTTTAAATCTACGGCTGCGCACTCTAGTGGCATCTTAACAGAAGACACCATATTTATTATATTTCTCCACTGTGATATTCCTTGCTGTCCTACATCGTCCATAACAAAAATTTCTTCATTGTTATAGCCGTCGTAGAAATCCTTTCCATCCTGAGTTGATTTTACTACATGGGTATAAACTGACTTATCCATGCAGGTAACCAACTGATTCATACGAAATGATTTCATAACTCCGGGAGGACCTTCAAAAACTATACTCAAAGGTTCTTTTCTAGAGCAATTTTCATACGATTGCAATGACTTCACTAATCTACAAAAACTATTATATTTGGCTAAATTTGATGGGGATTGTTTAAAAAAATTCAAAATTTGGTCACAATTAGATATAGCTTCTCCCAATTCCTTAACTTGTAACCGCCACTGCTCATCTAACATGACAGTTCGATTTCTTTCATGTGCAATCAATAAAGAATGCATATTTTCCAAATACTTTCTTCTCAATGTAAATAAACTCAAATTATCTAAAATTTCTACAACAAACAACGGCAAAGGCAATAATTTCAAAGTAGTAACAAAAAACTCAATAACATATCCAATCATATCAAAAATAGAAGAAGGATTATCTAAAATCTTCTTACCTGTAAACAAATTAATTCTCTTAATAATCTCAATCAACTGATGCGGCATACCTAATGTAAGTGCCGCTAAAACTATTGCTTCAAAGGACTCTCCAGTCAACAAAATTTTTGTTCTAGTATAAATACTATAAAAACGCAATAAATGTCCCAAAATTAAAAATGGGGACCAAGCTGTAGTAGATGTACTACTTCCTTGCAAAAGTAGAGACATTATATCCAATACCAAAGGTTTAAAATGAGGATCTACTACAGCATCTCTAGCTGTAGATAAAAACGAAAAAACTTTCTGTATTATTCCCATTAAATTAGATAATAGGGATAACACTTCTCCGTCAAGTACATTGGGCGCAACTTGACCTAACACGGTTTTTAATAACCGGTTAGAATAATCTCTTGAGGCTTTTCCAAAAATTCCAATGGTCCTAGAACCAACGGTTAAATATCTTCCTTTCTCATTAATTAACTTAATCTTCCAAAACGGTAAATAATCTCTTGAAATAATATAAAAATATCGTCGATCTATGTCAAAAAAATAACTTCTCTTATCACTAGGCCAATTTAAAAGGTTCCTCACAGTTATACCTTCAGGTAATAACTTGGGAGGAGTCCAGTTAGCATGGCGGCTAACCGGATGACAATGAGCCATCTCTTTGTTCCCTTTCTTTCTCGAGGAACAATCTCGATAAATGAAGGAATCCTTTCCTTCACTTTTGATGTTTTCTCGCTGAGTAACAGAAATACTCACGGCGACATCAGCTAGGCTCTCAGTACTCGCAGAACTGGGTGAAGAAAGATCACCACTTTTACGAAGTCCAGATTTAGGGGTATTTTTATTTTTGTTTAAGATATCCATAAAGTAACCAGGGATTTATAACTATTTGCTTTGTATTGCAGGCATAACCCAAAAATATTAATATGAGTAATATCGGTTCTACCGTCTTCACTCAAATGTGCTTCTTCTTAAAATATTCTCACACGAAATATCATCTATGCTAACTGCATAGAAAGTTTTATACTAATCTTTAAATGGTCTCGTATAAAAACCATCATTCCTAAATAAATTAGGAAAGAAAAACTTAAAATGAGCCAAAACCAATTTATAGCTAAACCATAAACATGATCCTGTTCAGGGCGATAGCTCAATTAACCCAAAACTTACTATACTATCCTTTAAACCGATTCGTATAAAATCGGTCATTCCTTTCATAGAGAAAGGACAAAGACTAAACAAACAAAATTTTAATTAAATTTAAAATTTCCCAATAGTTACAAAAAAGTAACTACTGGAACTACTCCACACAAGGAGCAGATTCTTTATCGCAGAATATACGGAAAAATTAAAGCCAAGAAATACCACATAAGGT